CCTCCCTAAGTTTATAATCAAGTTTCTTATTATGATTACATAAGGTTTGTAACTTGAACCCTACGATACCAAGCATTGGTATTTGCATCAAGAGATGCGTCGGTGTTGACTGTATCACCAGCAGCAACTGCACCAGCAGCAGCAAACGGGTTAGCAGCCATTCCGTAACGAGTCTTGAAACCAATCTTGGGTTGGAAGGTATTCTCACCAACCGCACGAACCATCTGTAGTGGAACGTATGGGCAGTAGAAGAACCCTGCATCATAAGGTGAAGTACCCTTATAACCGCAGATGTAATACTGTTTCGCAACTACGTTAGCAGCATATGGATCAACATAAACCTTGAAACGACCATTCATTACACCAGCAAAAGTAGCAGAGGTGTCATCAACATTAAGGTTATTGTTAAGAGCAGGAGTGTAATCAAGTACACCAGCCATCTGAAGAGCAGAAGCAACGTCTGCCGAACAAATCAGCAAGTTACCTTTACCCCTACGAGTCTGTTGACCAACCGCATTGGCGTCACGCTCGATAGCGAACATTAGTCCCTTGAACTTCTCAACACTCCAACGTCCGTTAGAGTCTGTATCCAAGTCAAAGATACCAGAAGTAGTTGTGTTAACCTGAGCACCCGCAACAGCGGTAATGTACAGAGAACGAACAACTTCACGGTTGATTTCAGCAAGAATTTCAGAACTAAGAATATTAGCAAGTTCTGTTTCTGCATCTAGACCGTGAATTGCCTTCAAGTCCTGAGCAAGTTCCATCGTATACTCGGCCTTGAGAGCACGGGTAACAGCAGTAACGGTTGACTTCTCAATTGAGAACGCCATCTCTGCGAAAGCATTAGTAGTAGTATCACCCAAAGTTTCACCCTGAGCAGTAGTCATGCCTGTTGGTGACAAGTAAGTACCAGGCGAGCCATCGTTCAGAATAGCAGGGTTACTGCCTGTCATTGCGGATGAAGTAAGGTCACCAGCAGCGTCATCATTAGCAACACCACTGTCTGCTTCATCAACAAGGGCTTCTGCACCGTCCATTGAGGAATATGTAGAACGCATCGCAAAGATAAGACCAGTTGGTCCTGTCATTGGCTGCACTCCACAGACATCATAAGCAATAAGGTTAGGCATTGCACGCCGAACCAATGAGATTAGAATTGGATCCCATGTATCAAATTGTCCACCTGTGCTAACAGTTGGAGCTGCCTCTGAAAGAAAACTACGATCTTCTTTCAAAGCCTGTTCTTGGTTTTCAAGAATCAGAGTGGTAACTGCCCGCTTATAAGAATCCTCAATCTTAGGAAGATCAGGGTGTTCTAGGACTGGCTGCCACTTTTCTTGTAGATGTTCTGTTTGAAACATTTGTTTCTCCTTTTATTTTACATCTTTTATAATAAAATGTTTATTTATGCACTCGCCTTATGATCACGACTGATAGCAGACATATACTTACGCATGGTATCTGTCGTATCAACGTCCTGTGCGGTGCTACCATCTTCATCATCAAATGTTCTAGTACTTGTTGTTGACATTTGAATCTTCGGGAAATAACTTTCCTTCAGAACATCAAGTTTGTCTCGGAAGGACTCTTCATCACTAAATTCAACATCTTTTGTCAAGTCTTTGAACTTTTCAATCTCTGTGTCGGCTAAATCTTCAGAAACTTCAGAAATAACCTGTTCACGAACTAGAGTATTTTTAGAGTTATTAAGGTCAACATTCTTTTGGATTGTTTCGTTCAGCTTGTCTTCTAGCTCGGAAATCTTATCTGACTGAGCTTCCAGAACGTCATACTTTTCGTCTGGAACATCAATATAATGATCTTCAAACAACTGTTTCAATCCAGAAATAAAGTCCTCTGCAATCTCGCCCTTCAAACCGCGCTCGATTGCCAACTCATTTTCCTTAGTCCATTCCTCGACAACATAGTTGAGGTAAGTATCTACCTTCTCAGTAAGCTCTTCCTTAAAGGTATCCATTTCTTGTTCTTTTGTGTCTTGATACTCATTTTCCATACGTTCTACTTCTGACCGTATTTTAGATTTAACTGCAGCTTCAAAAATTGTGGCAGCCTTTTCTTTAAACTCTTCTGAAAGGTCTTCGCCATCTACAAGAGCTTCAACATCTTCCTTAACGGAGATGTTTTTAATCTTCTCTTCAATATCTGCCTTAGCATTGTTAAGTTTCTCTAATTCTGCCTCTGTTTCAGCATTCTCAGCCTCATCAAGAGAATTCTGATAACCAGCATACATGTTCTTGAGTTCTGTAGCTTTCATCTTTTCAAACATTGCAAGATGATCTGCTTTTGTCCTTGGAGTTTCTGACAATTCTACTCCTCCATGATTGATGCTATATCCAGCAGCAAGTTTCTCTGGGCCCGCATTCTTTCCAGCACCAGGCTTTAATTTCTTTTCATCTGAAGTGCCTGCAACTTTTTCTGCTTTATCAGGACTACCTTCACCTTTCTGTGCTGGATCTCCAGAAGCCTCATCTCCCTCATCGGAAGCCTTTTTACCAACAGCATTTTTCTTTTGAGGATCAGACTCATCAGCGGTATCACCGCCTAAATCGTCAATCTCTCCGTCTATTTTCTCAGCTTTTGCAGCAGGAACAGCTCCCTTTTTTGTGGGGTCTTCAGCTTCTTCAAGTTCAGCTAGAACTTCTGCCTCAAGCTCTTCAATAGTTTTTTCTAATTCGGACATAGGGTGTCTCCTTACCTTTTTGTAATTAATATTTATAAATTATAACATTTTGAGGAATTTAGCAAACTCTAATGCTCTTATGTTCACCTCATTTTGACGCTTTTTAACGTCAAATTTCGTTTTTAATTCCGCAACATGCGCTTCAACAAGTGATCCATTGTTCCAAACCCACTCTTTCCCCTCCATAATGCCTTCTACGAAAGCATTAGGTGCGGATGGGTCCGCTACGATATCAGCAGCTGTTGCGAGATAAAAATCATCTCTTACATAATTGGCTCCGCCTTTTTGATTCAAACTTCCCATACCTCTAGAAGAAACACCTAGTTTTGCACCCTCATCCATTAAATTTTTAACTATCTTTCCCATAGGTGTTTCCATAATTTTTGCTTCGCCAATAAAATTTTTACCATCAGGTGTCAAGCTTGTAATCATATGAGACACTCTTTCCAGATTGACTGTTGGTCCGTCTGGATGTCCCAACTCCCCAAATGCCCGATTTTGTTGAATAAAATTCTTATTGTATTTCGTAACTTCTTTTCTCAATATGTCCATTGGATATACACGGCCGTTACGATTCTTTACATCCGCCTGCATAAAAATACCACGAATTTTATAGTTTTTACCCCCTCCCGTTTTTTCTTCGGTGATAAACTCTACATCTTCTACAGCTTCAGATATTAGTTTTACCGTGTTCATAAGCCTGGGTGTCCTTGTACAATTTCTTCTACATAAATAGCAGCATCAGAACTCGCCGTTTCATTCATTACTGAAATATTAAAATTAGAACGCAACGTTCCTGATGTAAAAGTTCCAGTTGATGTTGAATCAGGAGCAATAGTAATTGTTGTTGCGGTAACAGAAGATACATTTACGTCAGTTATAAGACTATTCCATGCTGCAACACTACAATCTGACATGGCAACCTGATCACCAGCTGCAAACCCATGTTCTTTACAACTTAAAACAGCAGGATTTGCATTCGTTGCAGAAGTAATTCTTACCGATAAGGGACGTTCTTCTGGTACTATAACAATTGAAGTATTTGCTCTTAAATAATGACCAGTTGTAGCAGTAACAGAAGTTCCTTCATTAGTAATTCTGACCCAACAATCTTGACCCGCATATTCACTAACTCTATAAGCTCCGCCTGGAGTTAATGTTGTGAGATCCAGTTCATGAGCAGCATCATCGGTCGTTGTTGAAGTCGGAATTCCGCCACAATGTCTGATTAATTTAAAAGCCATTATTCACTCCTAGATTGACAACATTTCTTTTTCAAAATAATTCATAACATCCTTTTCGGGAACTTTGAATTTTTTTGATATCTCTTTTATACTTTTCTCGAAACTATTTAGGAAATCTGAAGGTTTAGAATCCATTTTTTTGAAAATAGAATCAATAGCATCCTTCATTTTAGGAGATAATTTCTTATATTCCTTAGATTTCTTATGTTCATCCTTTTCAACTACGGAAATATAAACATTGTTAAACTTTTGGGACATCTTAATTATCTGCCTCTGTTTCTACTTTCATAGTTTTCACAAAAGTATTTGCTAAACCTTTCCTTGTTCTTTCAAGAGTGTCTCCAACCTTTGAAACTATTGAAGATTTAAAAGCAGCCTCCGCTTCTAAATTATCTCCTTTAGACATTGCGTCTACAAATTCTCTACTCATTTTTTTCTTCCTTTCAAACCGTTCTTAACAAGAAAACCTTTATCAATCTCCAAGTCATCTTCTACTGGTTCTTCCTCAGGCGGAGCTTCACCACCTTCTTCTTCTGGTGGTATACCAAGAGCCATCTTTGCTCTATCATCAGCAGGCATTTCTGGATCTAATGGCATTCCATCAGGCCCAACTGGAATTCTATGAATACCGTCGCCGCCAGGAGGCACAACAATTCCACCATCCATCGGATCTGTATCCATCTCCTTCTTAATTTGGTCACGCATCACTTGAATTTCTGTATCATTCATGCGTAACACTTTCTTCAATACATATTCCTTACTGAAGAAAGTACCAATATAAGATTCAACTGTCTGTAGTTGATTAAGTCTATTTTCTAAAAGTTCTGCATCTT